ATAGATTAGATGATGCTAAATTAAGAAATAAAATAAGTTATCCATGGGCACCAAATGTTCAATTACAAAAAATGGGGGGTTCTGTAGTTAATCAAAATTTTATTGATATTGAATCTGAAATTCATCGTCTTAATAAACCATTATCGAATAATCCATCATTACAATATATGCCTCTCGATGAAAATAAAGAATATGATATGATTCAATTTGAAGATGGTGGTCCTCCACCCGAAGAAAGTTCAAGATTAAATAACAATGCATTCGAATTAAAAGGTGTAGGAATTAATAGATTTGATTGGTTACCTTTTAATCCTCAAGATAATGTTATTGAACCATTTAGAAGAATAGGTGATAATACTGTTTTATTTACATTAGACCGTCATGAGAATGAATGTAAATATAATTATAATCGCAATGGAGATGTAAAATCTGCCGATACTTTGAAACATACAACAAATGGAAATTATAATTAAATATTTATCTTAAATTCATTTTTTATAAACTATAATAATAAATTATTGTTTTTTACAACCACAATCTTCCTCTTTTTTATCATTTAACATATTAGTTACTACTGCTCCTATAATTAATCCAAAAACAATCGCTAAACAATATTTTGAAGATTTAGTTAAATGATCCATTTTATATATTATACTACAAAATAAATTTGATTTAAAAATATAGTATATTTTTAATTAATTATGGATAAATACTATTTGACTGATAATATTTATATCAAAAATGATGAAATGTTTTATTCAAAAAATTCAAAAATGAAAAAAGTAAACAAAAATAATTGGCATATTATCTTAAATGAATATGGTTGGGAAAAAATACCCCTAATATGGATTAAAAAATTAAATAATTTAAGTTTGAACAAAATAAAAAATTCAAGATATGGAATTTTTAATTGTGAAGGTAATGGTGATTGTTTTTTTACGTGTATAGCAAATTCTTTTAATGAAAGAGATAGATTTAAAGGTGAAGAATATAATTCTAAAGATATTCGTAATCTTATTGCTGATTCTTTAACTTTAGAAGATTATGATATTTTAATCAATTATTATAAAATTATGAAAGATGCCGATGATTTTGAAGAAGAATGGAATCCATATGATATGGAAACAATTGATGATTTTAAAAGACAAATAAGAGAATCTGGTCATAATTATTGGGGAGATTGGTTATTATTAACAATGATTACTAAATTATTAAAATTAAATATTCTAATAATAAATTATTCTCCAGAAGAAAAAGATTATTCTATTTATAACACATGTATAGAGTATAATAAGAATTATGATTCTATTTTATTAATGTATGAAAATAAAGATCATTTTCAATTAATAGGATATTTTAATGATAATAGAATGATATCTTATTTTTCAGAATTACCTCAAGAAATAAAGAAATTATTTGAAATTAATGATTAAATTTAATAATTTTAAAATATTTAATATACATATAATAAATATGGAAGGAATAATTCTTTTAGGTGTTATGGGAGTTGGTTATTTATTAAATGAAGATAAAGAAAAAAAACAATCTATATTTCCAGAAGTAACTCCACCAATTTTTACTGGTTCAGGTAATACAATATATGATGTGAATAATTATAAAGATGCCAAACAATTTGAAATCGAAAAAGTAAATCAACTTCATGATGAAGCAATGAAGGGTGATTCTAAAGTAATTGATGCCTTGAATATGCATGGTCGCAATACATTAAAAGATGATGTATTTGAAGTCTCCAATACAATAGATTCAATTAGTGGTCAAAGATTAAATAAAGAAGATTTTTTAATTAATGATCAAGGTATTAAAGTTGAACCTTTTTTTTCTGGATCAGGTCCAACGGCAATAAATTTTAATGAAAATCGTAGATTTGAATCACACATGGGGGGATCTCATGCACAAAGAGGTCCTCGAAGGACTGATGTTGCTCCATTTGGAGATCAATGGGTAAGAGATTCCGGAAATGTATTTGGAAATACCTTTAGTGGAGCAAATGCTGATCAATCCAGATATATTGAGGGTAATTATCGAACAAATGAATTACCATTTGAACAAGAAAGAGTTCAACATATTGATATTAAAAGCGATGTTAATCGTGATGTTGATCTTCTTTATGCTCAAAGAAATAATGTTGATAATACAAGAGCATTAAGTAATCCTAAATTATCATTTGAGGGGAAAGTATTAGCAGGAAAAGGTATTGTTGATAAAAGAGAAGAACAACCAGAAGTCTTTAAACATTTACCTGATAGAGATTATGTTAATGATGCCGATAGGTGGTTAGTCACAACTGGCGCAATTGATGCTCCAAGAATAAGACCAGCAGAAGTTATTAAAGATACTAATCGTCAATATTTGAATGATATGCCAAAGGGTGCTGCAGCACCTGTTGTATTAAAGCAAACTGAAGATAGACCTAAATTTAGAAAATCAACAAATCAGCATTTAGTTACTGATACAAATCGCAATATTTCATTAGAAAATAAATATAATGATAATGATCATAATAAATCAAGTTATTTTGTTTATCCGAATGAAAGAGAAATTACATCTGAAAGAACATATGAAGGTAATCTTAAATCAGTATTTAATGCCGAAACTGAAAGATTATATGATGAAGTTAAACCAACCATCAAAGAAACTACTTTAGATAGTAGAGATGGATTTGTAGGATCTTCTATAGCACAATTACCAGAAGAAAGATTACAAGATAAAGTTCGACCAACAGTTAAAGATACAACTATGTTTGAATATTCTGGAAATGCCGGAACTAGTAGTGTTGTTGCCGAAATGGCATCTGATCAATATCTAAGAGCAGATCTTAATCCTAATAAAGAAGTCATCTCTAAAGGTAGAGCACCTGTTACAGAAAAAACTAAACTTGCCAATGGGATGGATACAATTAATATGGATATTAATAAAATTGAAAGCGATTATTTTAATCCTAGAATTGGTAATCAAGGTAGAATATATCAAATATCACCCCAAGATACAGTTGAAGAATATACAAGAGATAAAGATACATTGGATAATGTTAAATTATCAGATCGTTTAGATCCAAATATGTTGGATCCATTTAGAAATAATCCATATACTCAATCTTTGGCATCATTTGCTTAAATTTTTAAATTTAAATAATTTTATAAATAAATGACAACTGAATATAAAGAAGGTCCACATGATGAATTTATTAAATATTTATATTCTTCTGAACCTCATCCAAAGGGGACAATTACATTAGAAAGTCCTTTAGATGATCCAAATAAAAATATAAATTTACATATTTTTGAACAATTATTAATGATATTTGTTGATGGTTTAAAATTTTTTTATGCAAATGAAGATGGAAAAGTTAATATTTCTGAACTAACTAAAGATAATATAAATAAAATGAATTTATATTTTGAAAGTATGAATTATAAAATAAATTTAGAATACTTTGAAACCATTAATGATTATAAATTTAAATTTCCAAATTTTTTTAAAAATCAAGAACATATTAAAGATAATACAAAATTAGAAGACTTTTATTATGAAGTTTTTAATGAAAATAATTGTGTTTATCGTATATCATTTCAATGTTATTAAGTTTAATTTATAAAATTAAAACACACTTATTTTATTATGGAAGAATTAAATGTTCCTATTTTTGCTCAAGCAAAAATTGAATATACCAATCAATTGATTGATATTATATATCCTCATTTATTTGATGGAGTAAAATCTATTTATGATGAATCTAAATTAATACATGGAAAAAAAAGAAATACACCAATCTTAATAATTTTTCGAGAATTATTAGAAAAAGTTCCAATATGGAATGGTGAAATAATTGATAGTGAATGTTCAAGAATTGTAAATAATTCTAATTGTGATTGGATTGATGATTTAATTACTGCAGTATTTATAAGTCACACTAAAATATTGACATCAATTGGGCCTAATCAAAATTTTAATAAAATTAATGTAACAATACCCAAAACACCTAATTTTATTCATAAAACTTATATTAATATAGCAAGAGAAATTTGGAAAAATCCTTATTTATTTAATGAAACAGTCCCTGGTTATGAATATCAACGAAATTCAAAAGAAATAGAAATTATAATAAAACAGTGTATCGAAACAACTATAAGAAAATTATTACCCGTTAAAGAAATATTAAAAGAGCATCTCGAAACATATGAATCAGATAATTCTACAAATAAAGAAGAATTAAAATCATTACTTAAACAAGAACTTGATGCCCTAAAATCCGAATTAATCAAAAATAATATTAATGAAGAACAACAAACAGAACAAGAGGAACAAGAAGAAGAACAAGGAGAACAAGAAATTGAACAAGAAGGACAAGAAACAGAACCAGATGAATATAAAAATCAAGAAACAGAAAAAGAAGAATATTATGACAAAAATGAAGAAGAACAAGAACAATTTTCAAATCAAGTAATTAATAATAATGAAAATTCATATTCAATCGAATTTGATGGAGATCCCCCAGATGAAATTATAGAAGAAAAAGTAAAAGACATAGTTGTAAATGATATAACATTACCCGTAGATGATACAGGTGAAAGCGAAATGAAATATGATAATGTTGAAATAATTAATGAAACAACTAGTGATAATAAAGAAGATAAATTTAGTGATTATATTTCTAATATGAATGAAACAAATACAGAAAATATAGAAAATGAATATATAAAATCAATATCTATCGATAAAGATAATATGAATGTACCAAAAGATAAAAATTTTATGATGAATAATATATTAAATAAAGAACCAGAAAATAAAATAAATATTTCTAAATTAAATCATGAAAATAATATAGAAAATAATATAGAAAATATAATTGAATCAGTAACTGATATTCAAAACAATAATAATAATAATGAAATAAAAATAGATACTGTACAACAAGATATTATACAACCTAATACTATACAACCAGAAACTATACAACCAGAAACTATACAACCAGAAACTATACAACCAGAAACTAT